AAGAATTAGGTGTGAATCATAGTAATAATTTTCCTTTATTATTTGAAGAAAAAGTAACAGTTTTTATTTTAATTGAAAAGAAAATAATTTTATTTCTGTTATAAAGTATAAATATGACTTTAAAAGCTCCTATTAATCCTTGACATATGATACCAAACTCTATGGAAATCTACGTAGCAAAAAGAGCAAGCGACCCTTGGCTACAAATTGGTTTTTATAAAGACCAAAGCCTTGCAGCTGCTGGAGAAACTGCAGAAGATGTATATAGTAATGGTACAATTAAAAAGGTAAGAGACGGTAACAAAATTACTGTTAGCTTTACTGCCCACGAACTTACTAACGAGAAGTTAGAAATCTTACAATACTGACTTGTTGAACTTAAACCAGGTACAGTAGTTGGAGAGGTTGAAAGTTTTAAACCAGGAGAGTGGAGTTTTGACCAAGATATTATACTTAAATATTCTAATTCTGACGGAACAGCTGTAGCACCTACAAGCGTAGTAGCTCTTATTGATGGAACTAACCAAACACTTGTAGCTGATACAGATTATAAAGTTGGTGTTGATATGTTCGGTAGTACTTGGGTTAAATTACTCTCTGGATCTAAATTAGATGCAAACGCTGCTAACTCTGTTAAAATTACTATTACATACTCTGCAACTAACGGAGATGTTAAAGTAATGGAACACGCAGCTAATGCTATTGCTAAACCTTTTGTAATGTGTTTAGTAAATGAATTTGAATACGATGGAGTTAAAAAGTATGTAAGAACATACTTAGATAACTGCCAAGCATCTAAAGCTACATTGCAACAAATTGCAGATAGCGACGATACTACAGTTGGTTTCCCTGTGGAAATTACAGGTACTGTTGTTAAACAAGAGTGGAACGGTTTTAGCCAAGAGGAAAGCGACGGAGAATAATTAGGAGTTTTTGCCTAAGATATAAACGAACTAATAGCGGGTTGCCCTAGTGTAACCCTCTTTAAAAAACAAGTTGTTATAGGGTTTTTGTTCGTTTAGACCTTATACACAGCTTGTTTTTTATTTAACATACTATTACAATGGCAACAATAGATTTAAAAGCGTTTTTAGACTGATATAAAACAGCTACAATAGAATTAGGAGACAAAAAACGAGTATTTAGAGAGCCTGTATTAAAAGATTTAGATTTACAAGTAATTGAACTCCTAGAAAAATATTGCATAGAGTGAGATTTTAACGAACTCCAAGCAATAATTGAAACAGAAATGCCGTTTACTAAACGTAAGGAGCTTTACGATAACATCTTACAAGAGTTGGGTTTAGTATTGTAGCCAACGATGGTGGGGAAAATTCGGAGGCTTTATTAGTATTTACAATATGCTGTGTAATGCACTATTACCCCAAATATACTAAGGACGATGTATTAAACCTAACACAAAGCCAGATAAGTTATTTAATAGAAATGGTAGGAGCTATAAATAACCCATCTATATTAGATAAATATAAGCCGTTAAAGTTTAGTAGTGAGTTTGAGTTTGATACATACGTATTAAATAAGTTTAAGCTGATATAAGAGCTGTTGGATATAAAAACCAACAGTTTTTTATTTTTGATTATATTACAGAACGTTTTAGAAAACTATAAAAAAGCTGATGTATAACAGAATAATGGTACATAATGTTAAATATAATGGTTTAACTTTTCTAAATTCTCCTTACTTTAGACCACAAGGCTGATTTTTGCTATTAAAAGAGTTTAGTTTTTTTGAGGTTGCTACACAAGCTAGTACTGAAAAATACGCAATAAGGCACGGCGAATATGTAAGCCCTACAGAAAAGAAAAATAGACGTATTAGGTTTTTGTTTGATATTATAGCAGAAAACGAGGAACAAAGGCGAGAACGATTAAGAAAAGTACAGAGAGCTTTTAGCCCAGAGGCAAACCCTAGCCCATTTAATAAAAATCTATGGAAAAAATTAACGTTTGAAGATGTAAACGAGGCTACACGAACTTGTAATTGCCAAGTATTAAAGGGTATAGAGTTAAGCGATTTTGCTAACGAAAAACGAGCAGGAATTAGCGTAGAGTTAATTACTGATAGTAGCGATTTTAAAGGTACTGATATAAATACAATAGCAGATGGTAGAAATACAAGGAAAGGTAAAGTATTTAATACTACATTGCCTTTTAACTACGAATATTATAGGGAGAAATTTAACTACGACGGTGTAACTGATAGCCCTATAGTAATAACTTGCAGCATAACAGATGCTAGTAACCCATTTCCTAACGGAGTATTAAACCTAGAGCATACAAGTTTAGGAGAAACAGAAAACCTACAAATAGAAGATCTAGGAGCGATAACTTGGAGTGTATGAGATAAAATAGTAATAGATACAGACCAAAGAAGAGCATACTTATACACAGAGGATAACGTAGAAGATATTACAGGGTTAGTTGTATTAGGTAGCCAACGACCATTAGCGAAAGTATGAGAAAATACACTAAGTGTAGATACTGGAGCAATATTTAAAGTAATGGACGTACAAATAGAGTATTATAACATCTTTTAATTAAATAATGAGTTTAAAAATGGTAGTAATAGTAACACCAGAGGAAATAGCAGAGGCAACTATAAACCAAGACCTTATAGACCTTGCAGATACTGAAAGCGGTAAAGCGACTTTAGAGAAATACGAGAAAATCGTAGCGAATAAGATACGAGCTAAAATAGATGCTGAACAATTTAAAAACGGCGATACTTACGATATACCAGAAGATTTAAAAATTGCTGCAGTTTCTCTAATAGATAACTTTTATACTTATGCAGTAGTAGAGGGACAAAGTGCGGCAAGTAAAAAGGTAACAAGTAGAAAAATAGACGATTTTAGCGAAACATTTAGCGAAAGTACAAGCCCTTTTACTTATTTCTGAATACCTACAGATGGCGATATATTGGATATACTAAAAAAATATATGCACCAAGAAGAGTGGGGTTTTTGGAACGTAAATATTAGATAAAAATTTAGCATATAACCTAGTAAATAATGGCTATTCAAGATTTATTTTGCAATACAGTTACAATAATTAGCAGGCAAGAGGCTACAGAGTATGTAGATGGTATAAGTAAAAAAACATACAAGCAGAGCCAAAGACCTATAAAATGCAGAATTAGTAACCTAAATTATAAAGATCTACAACTTATAGGCGGTATTGACGATGTTAAAGTAAAGATACAGAAACTTTTTACTTTACCAGATGTTAATATTAAACCTACTGATTATGTTTTATTTGGTAATAGTAGATACCAAGTAATAACGATGTACAAGGCACAGGACGATAAAGGAGTACATCACAACAAATATTTTATTAAGTGTGTTGATTAAATGAAATATACAGTACAAGGAGCGGACAAATTCATAAAAAAAATACAAATGACAAGTACAAGGGCTTTAATGTACTGTGGAGAGTATTTACAAGGCAAACTACAAGAGGAACTAAGAAAAGATAGTTACGATACTGGAAACCTTGCAAGGAGTATAGTTTACAGAAAAGTAGACGATTACACAGTAGAGGTAGGGAGTGCGTTAGAATATGCAGCAGTAAGAGAATACGGACGCAAGCCTGGCACATTTCCTAATTTAGATGCTTTAGTTGGTTGGACTGCTCGTAAAGGTATGATTACAGGCGGAGCAACGCAAAGATACGACGATTTATATTATAAAGATAAAGGTACAATATTTTTGATAGCTAGAGCGATAGCAACTAGAGGTATAGAGTGAAAACACACATTTAGAAACGTATTTAATAGAGAAAAACAAAACATATTAGATTTATATACTGATTTAATGAAACAATGATAAAGCCTAATTGGAGGAAAGCCTTACAAAGCTATTTAATAAATAATAGCGAGATACCTACACAAAGAGTTTGATTTTTAAAGGTAGAACAAGGCGATGGAGTAGCAATAGTATTTAACGAGGGAGATACAAAGCTAGGACTTGGTGCTAATGAAAGTTACGAAAAAGGTATTAGAATTTTTACAATTTTAGTAGATGTAGTAACTAAATACGAGAACGTAAACCAATGATTTGAAACAAGGGATACATTGCTAAAGCTGATAGGGAAATTTAACTGAAAGCTAACAAACGACCGAGAGGGAACAATAGCAGCAGTACAAACTTTAGCACCAGTATATAATAAAGAAACAGACGAGGTAGTATTAGGTACTATTTATATGCTTAAACAAAATTACGATTATGCTAACGATACAGATTAAAAACGGAGATAATAAAGTAGTAGCCGTAATAAATAATATCTATAACCTTACTGTAGACGACGAAGTAAATAAAGGAGGTAAATTAAAGCTAAAATTTCCTACAGAAAAGCGGTTACAAGAAAAGCCAATAAAGAAAGGTTACAGGATAAGCATAGCTTACTGATATAAAATAAACGAAGTAGTAAGGCTTTTTGAGTGATACATTACAGATATTACAATAAAATCTACAGAGGTACAAATTGAGGCGGATAATTGGCTAAGTTACTTGCAATGGAGAATTATTAGAGATACAAAGAATTACGAAAACACACCAATTAAAACAGTTATAAGCCAGATTTATAACGAGTTAAATAGTAATTTTGCGTTGCCAATACTATTAGATACTAACGACTGCGATACACCAATTACTAAACAATTTGATGCTTGAACGAGCTTTTACGATATTATTAAATATTGCTATGAGGCAGAGCCAAAGTTAATAGCAAGAATATATAACGATAATGGTAGAAACATCTTACAAGTAAGTAAAAACCCTGGAGAAATATTAGATGGAGTACGAGAATTTGATGTTAATTATACAAGGGGAACAAACATAGTAGACTGGAGCTATAAAGATACAATGGACGATTTTTATAGCTATATGAAAAACGCAGAGGGACAAATAGCTAATAACGAATTTAATAACGAGACTAAACTAATATTTGAGAAATACGAAGAGGAGGGAGCTTTAGCATTACCTACTGGAGAGCCTTTACCATCTATTGCAGTTAGTAGAGATACCGACCGATGGAGCTTTAATATATGAGATAGGAAAAATATAAGGCTAGTTACAGGTTACGACTGGTTGCCTTTAGAATATTTAGGACTAATACAGAGCCGTAAGGTAACAATAGCACCTAACACTTGAATTAAAGCAGAAATTAAAATTAGTGAAGATTACAAGCTAGATACAAACATATTAGATTTAATGTTACAAAATCTAAGAAAAAAATAGTTTTTTATAATTTAATACAATAAAAATGAGAATATTAGAGGGGAGCGATACAGAGTTAGAGTTTCATATTACAGAAAAGGAGTACACAGATGGAGTACTTACTAATGAAACTGATAAAGATCTAACACAATACGATAAAGTTATATTATCTATCAAATTTTTTGATGGTATTGTAGATTATGAGGGAGTAGTACAAGAGAATACAAGCCACGTAATATTTACACTCCTAAGCGAAGATACAAAAAACAGATGCGGTAAAATTCAAGCTGAACTATGGGGAGTAAAGAACGATAACATACAGAAAAATAGACTAAACGAAACCACTATAGAGGGAGAAGTTTTACACTCTTTTAAAATACCAGTATGAACTGTAAGCGATTAAACGTAAAATTAAAACAAAATATTTGTAGTGCAATTATTCATACAAAACAATTTTGTTTTAAAATTCTAACAAAAGTAAACGAAAGTAAGCCACTTTTAAGAACAAAAAATAGTAAATTTATAAATCACACACACGGAGTTTGTTATTGTATAAGATATAAACCAGTAGGAGCTTTAGAGTGGATACTATTAAGAGGTTGGTGGAACGATAAAGGAATATGGACGGAGGACGGTATTTTTAAAGAATAAAAACCAACAGTTTTTTGAATTTGATTATATTACACACGTTTAATTTACATAAATACACAATGGTTACAAAAATAGAGGTATGAGATACTGGAAAGGTGGCAAGGGAGAAAATTAACAGCATAATGGACGAAGTTATAAACCACATACCAAGTATATGAGAAAACGGACACCGATATATTGGCGATGTAGATACTGGTATTAGTGCGGTTGGTTTAACTTTAAGGGAGAGAAATAACCTAATTAAACAAAATGCTAATAAAGAAACCTTTGTAGATCTACAACTAGATGCAAATATTACACCTACTGCGGTTTTTCCTGTTGGTGTTTGTGTATGAAACGTAAACGAGCAGGACTGATGGGAGGAAAGCGGAGTATTATTAAACCTTAAAACAACAAGCGGTAAATATGCTAGGTTATTATACGGAGATAGTGGAGCTTTATATTTTGATAAGGGAAACTGAATATTTAAGAGAATTGCTACAACTGATTATGTAGATAATGCTTTAAGCAGTTTAAGAACAGAATTACATAAAGTAGCATATAGCTGATTATCTAGCGATTTAGATAACGACGCTGGCTTTACTGCTGATAATGTACTTACTAATACAGAATACGAGCAAATTTGACCTACAACAGAAAGCGACGATAAGAGATATTTTATTTATAAAAC